GGGATCCGCTCCGGCAGCGATCAGCCGACCTTCAACTACCTGCGGCTGGAGATGCCATCGCTCAAGCGGTGGGAGCTGCGGTTCGAGCCCCTGACCGGCTGGGAGATCCGCAGCGGCACGGCCACCGGCGACCTGGTGATCCTCGACGCCAAGCTCTCCGGCGCAGTCAGCGGCACCAGTGGCGGCGTCACCTGGCGGAGCAGCGGGGAAGTGGTGAGCCGCACCCGGTCGCAGTTCACCATCACCACCACCCGGCGAGATCCGTCGATCGGGATCCCCCGGCCGGATGACAACAACTACCTCGACGCCTGGGGCAAGCTCGCCGAGGCCTTCGTCTACGAAGAGGCCCAGTCCACCGCCAGCGGCGGCCCTGAGCACGAAATCGTCTACGTCACCGAAATCAGAGAGAACGACGCAGCGCCCCAGTACACCGGCATCAGCCTGCTGGGCGTGAACGCAAGGTCGGCGTTTGAGTGGCGGCAATTCAGCCAGCTGTCGCTCTATGTCACCGGCGGCACGGAGGTGCGGAGGCTGCTCAACAGCCTCACCACCGGCCCCTCGCACCTGCTGCCAGACCTGGCGCTGGACCGGCTTACCAACACCAAATACGGCCCCGACGCTGTGCCGGATGACCTGGTGAAGCTGAGCAGCTTCCAAGCTGCAGCGCAATGGTGCTACGACCGCAAGTATTTCTTTGACGGCGGGGTGATTATCAGCCAGGAATCGCCGCGGCAATGGATCGCCGACACGGCCGGCGCCATGTTGCTCGATTTCCGCGAGGTAGGTGGCCAGTACGACCTAGTGCCATTCATCACCTTCGGCGCGGTCACCCACAAGGCGCTGTTCACCGCCGGCAACATCGCCGAGGGCACATTCCAGTTTGAGACCATCCCGCCCGATGAGCGGCCGGCGCGGCGGATCAGCGTGAAGTGGCGGCAGGAACGCAGCTCCACCAACCCCACCAGTCCGGGCCTGTTCCCTGAGGAGCGCGAGGTACTGGTACGCGAGGCGGCGCCCCACGGCAGTGACAGCCTGCCGATTGAGCCAATCAACCTGGCGGCGTTCTGCACCAACCGAAACCACGCCATTGACGTGGCGAAGTTCACGCTAAGGATGCGGAGATTCAGGGATCACACGATCCGCTTCAGGACCACCTACGACGGGCTGGAGGGCATCAGCACCGGCGTGGGGCCCGGCGATCTAATTCGGGTGGCAATGGACGTGACCACGTTCAACGAGTTCAACAACGGGGCAGTGCTGGGCAATGGCACGGTGGTGAGCACCACGCCACTGGCCAACGGGACCTACGACGTGGTGAGCTGGGGCGGCAGCGGGGCGGTGAATGACGCCGGCACCCTGACGGTCACCAACGGGCAGGGATCGCCAGCCGGGATCATGTTCACCGTCAAGCAGACCAGTACGCAGGTGCGGACCTATCAGATCAGCCGAATCACCCCGACCGAGGATGGCGTCTATGACATCGAAGCGGTGCACATGCCGATCAACAATGCGGGCGTCCTGTTGGTGGCGGCAGACTGGGATACAGCAGGCGCCTGGGTGATCCAATGACGGTTCAATTCCCCGAGATCCAACCCACCGGCCACGAGTTTGGCGAGCCGGACTTCCCGGTGACCGAGATGCGCTCACAGTCCGGCGTGCGGTCGGTGCGTCAGTGGGGCGACCGCGCCAGCGATGCGCCGATGACCCTGGAGTTCGCCAACATCACCCAGGCGGCCTATGCGCAGATCAAAGCGGCGCACACGGCAGCACGGGGCAAAGTGTTCGACGTGACGTTCCCTGCGATCGTTGGCAAGAATCTCGTTGACGTGGACCTGTTCAACCCCGGCCCTGGCCTGAAGTGGTACTGGGCCAGCCCCCCTGAGGGCAGCCGTGTGCAGGGCGGCCGGCGGATCACCTGCCGGTGCACATTCAGAGCGGAACTTAGGTTGTAAACGCCCTCCATGAGGGCCGATGCTGCTTAGGCAACTTCCTGCTGACACCCGAAGGCCAAAGGCAGGCGTTTCAGTTCTCCCGGTCCAACCCAGGCGAACCCGTTTCTAGCGGAGGAATCTGGCGCAGGCCAAGTTCCAGCAGGAAGGCGCCCAAGCTTGAGACAGTGCGCCCCTCAAGCCTTGCGCGACGCTTGAGGGCGTCAGCAAGGCCCGTGGGGAGAACGAACTGCAGCCGTACACCTTCTGCCATAGTCAGATTGTAGTATGATCTGAGTCAGATGCGTGGGCGTTGTGCGCACACTTGAGTTCAGACTATACCCGACCCGCTCGCAGGAGCAGCAACTGGAAGCCTGGCTGCTGCTCAACCGCAGGGTGTGGAACTACGGGCTGGCCTTGTTGCAGGAGCTGACAGCGTTCAGCCACTACAACAAGGCGGACAAGGCCATGGCGCCCTGCTGCCCGGTGCCGTGGGAGTACCGCTGGCAAAAGGCCGGCGACGGTAGCTGGCAAGGCATTCCGTACAGCAGCATCAGGCGGCATCGCCGGGCGGGCCTGAGCTGCCCGATCCCACAGAGCTATCGGCAGCCACGGCTGAGCAACGACAGCTATTTCAGCCTGGCGTCATTCTTCGCCAAGAAGAATCACCCCAACTGGCCGGAACTGCAGGGCTGCCCAAACAACCTGCTGCGCGGCACGCTAAAGGCCCTGGCCACTTCGTGGACCGAGTATCGCAAGGGCAAGCGGAAGATGCCGCGATTCAAGTCCGATCGGTTTCCGATCACCACCCTGAGCGACCAGGACTGCAAGAAATCCACTGCGGTGCATGGCGACCGCGTAAAGCTGCCAGTGCTGGGAGAGGTGCGGATTAAGGGCAACCGCGATGGCCGCCGCTGGCGGGAAGGACTGGAGTGCTGCACGTTCAGAGTGAGCCGCGAGCCCTCCGGCTGGTACTTGCTGCTGGTGGGCAATGTGGCGGCGCGGAAGGTGCGCGAGACGGCGCTAGCGGTGGGCGTTGATGCTGGCGTCAAGCACACGCTTACCACCAGCACCGGCAAGCACATCGACGGGCCGGCGGCGCTGGCTGCTGGGCTGCGCAAGCTGAAACGGCTGCAGCAGCAGATGGCAAGGCAGCAGAAAGGCAGCACGAACTGGCGCAAGACTGTGGCAAAGGTGGCTCTGCTGCATGAGCGGATCCGGCGCACGCGGAAGCTGTTCGCTCATAAGACCACCACCTACCTGCTACGCACCTACAGGACGGTGGTGATCGAGGATCTGAAGCTGGCCAACATGGTGCGACGGCCAGCGGCCAAGCCGAATGAGGATGGCACCGGATACCTGCCGAACAACGCAGCGGCGAAAGGTGGCCTGAATCGCTCCCTGCTTGACGCAGGCATTGGGGGCCTCTACACAATGCTGGAGGCAAAAGCGGCTGGCCTAGGCCGCACGGTGGAGCGCGTGAATCCTGCCAACACCAGCAGGGGGTGCCCTGCCTGCGGCGTGGTTGACCCTGCCAGCCGCCTGAGCCAGGAGCTGTTCAGGTGCACCAGTTGCGGGCACACAATGAACGCGGACCACAACGCAGCGGTGAACATCCTGAGGCGTGCGCGGCCTGATGCGCAAATCCCGATGGCCCCGGCACCATTGGCGCTGGCTGGTGAGCATCAGATGGAGCTGACGACTTGCCACGTCGTCGAGCTGCCCCTGCGGCCCCAGCAGGCATTGAAACGAAAGCAAGTCAGCGGATCGGCGCCCCAACTGGGTCTGTTTGCTGTATGATCTGGGGACGGTCGCCGGTGTTTGAGCCGGAGACCATAAACGCCTGCCCTTGGCCGCTTGCGGTGTCAGCAGGAAGTCACCTCGGTGACATCGGCTCCCATGGGGAGCCCTCTCACACACACTTCATGGGTCTTGACGGTGGTTTCTTCAGCGCTGGCCATGTGTTCGCCCATGCGTGCGTAGATGAAACGAAACACGGCCTGTCAGTGCTGGGGCATCACGTTTCGCCCATGCGTGCGTGGGAGGAACGCGATGCAGCGGGATGGCGTCTTTCCCGTGCGTGCATGGGAAAACCGATGCAGTCGGACGTGCTGGGGAAAACCACTTGATGGCATCGGCTCCCGTAGGAAGTCCCGCCTCCCGCCGGCGTCCGCGCCATCTTTCCCGTGCGGGCATGGAGGGAAACACGAGAGAAATACTTAGACTGTGAGAAAGGTCGAGGCCTCCTGATGACAGTCGCCAACGCAACGCACGGCGAGGTGCGATTCCAGGGCCAGAAGGTCGCCAAGATCCGCAGTATCAGCATGGAGACCCAGCGCCAGACGCTGGAGACGACCGGCGTCGGCGAGCTGGACGATACCTTCAGCTACGGCAAGCGCACCACCAGCGGATCGGCGACACTGCTCTACAAGACCGACGATCAGGCCACGGTGAACCTGATGAATCGGATCTTCGATGATGGCGAGACGCCGGATGATCTGGTGATGACGATCTACAAGGGCGGCAGCAAGTCCATCTCTGGCCCGGCGCTGATCAATTCGCAGGGCATCGCCACCAGCGTGGGCGACAACACCCAGGTGAGCATCTCGTTCGTGATCAGCGGCAAGCCCAGCAAGGCGTTCTGATGGCTGTCGAAGGCCGCAAGGGGATAGTCGAACTGAGCCGGGAATGGCCGGCGCCCACAGTGCTGGCTGATCAGCGGCTGCAGCGCGGCGACTCACCATCACTGGACCTGACCGACCTGGCGTTCCAGTCGGGCGATGAGGTGCTGCTGGTGAGCCTGCGCGGCGTGCCGCTTGGGATCGGCATCAACGGCGCGGCGCCCTGCCCCGATGGCCATGCGTTCTGGACTGGCGGGCAGACCGCCGTGGGCCCTGCGCTGGCAGCACGGACTGCCGGAGGCACAATCTGGAGCGCCAATTCATCGGCAGCGTTCTGGGAGTCAGCGGCAACGGTCGGGTTTCAGCAGACCGTCACGGCCTACATCCACCGCGATGAGATGGACGACGTGCGGTTCTACAGCACCGAGCTGGACGCGATCAACGGCGGCACCCAGGGCCTGATCCCGCTGCGGAACGTCTCGCCAGGACCGATGCTGATCCTGCCGGCCTCCAGCCGCGCCGGATACGAGGCCGCAGCGCTGGCCCTGCTGCAGGCCATCGAGGACCTGGAGATCCCCGATGGTGAGCAACCGGCTCAGAACCTGGCACCGGTGCCGCAGGTCTTGAGCGACACGGCAGCGGATGCGGAAGAGCGCGGCTGGCTGATGCAGTGCGACCTGACTGGGTGGGTGTTCGAGATGGACGCGGCCCAGTTGGACCAGGAAGCGATCGGCCAGGCGTTCGGTGAGTACGCCAAGGGTGCCTTGCGCGGCGCCGGATCCTTCAACGGGGAAATGGATCACAGCCGCGTAGTAGGGGAGCAGAGCGGCCTAGGAATGCTCCGGCTAATGATGCTCACCAGCCAGGGCAGCAAGGCGAAGGCGCGGTTCCAGTTGGTGGACCAGCGGACTAGCAACGTGGCCACCCACGTGCGAGAGCGGATCTTGTACGAAACCGACATCCTGCTGGGCAAGACGGCAGTGAACACCAGCGCCACCGATGTGATCCTGATCTCGGCGCAGTTCGTGGCGACCGGTCAGATCAGGCTGGCAAAGCAGGCTCCATAGCCTGAGGGCAGGAATCGAGCCGGCAAGATCACATGAGCCAGCTGGTGCGGGCAGGCCAAAGCGGCGCCCTTGACGTGGCTGCCAGCCAGGCGGATGCAAAGGGGCAGATCGCCGTCCTGATCGACATGCTCCGCCAGCTGGGCGGCAATGCTCGGGTGGTGGCGGGTGCGCTTGCGGTTGCTGACCCCCTGAATGCACCATTCACCCTCTACGTTGATCAGTACATCGGCTCAGACCGATTCGTTGGCGGCGCCTACAACAGCCACGAAGCCGGCGCAACCGACGAAGAGGTAATCGCGCAGAAGCTGAAGCGAATCGAGCTGCAGCGCCTGGAGTGCGGCTACACCTCGGCGCGGCCGTTCAAGACGGTCAACCGCGCCGCGATCGAGGCGGCGATTATCACCGGTAAAAACTGGTACACCTACAGCGATCCACGGGCCCACGTGGACTGCGTAACGATCGTGCTCAGCGGTGGCGTCCACATCGTCCTGAACGATCCCGGCAGCGGCTCCACCAGCCTGGCGAGCTGGGGCACGGCGAAAGACCCGACCCCGGCCGAGCTGATCGCGTTCAACCCCTCCACCGGCGGCGTGTTGCTGCCGCGTGGATGCTCAATGCGCGGGCTGGATCTGCGCAAGACCACCATCCGCCCGAACTGGGTGCCGGCGGTGGCGGATGAGGCCGCGGACTACAGCAACCGCCGCAGCATCCTGAAGGTCTCGGGCACGGGATTCTTCTTCGACTACACCGCAATGGACAAGATCGGGCATACCGAATCTGTCCACCTGCTGGACGTGTTCCACCCTGCCAGCAAGGCAGAGCTCGACACGTTCTACGCCAAGATCCAATCTGCCGTTGGTACTGGCGCCGACCTGGCGAGCGCCCTGCTGACGGCCCGGCCCAGTGAGCACGAGATCGTCGGCCCGATCGATCAGACCCAGGCGCCCTCCAGCGCGTGGGATACCACTAAAGGCGCCTCTCCGTACATCTTCAACGTGTCGGTGCGCTCCGACTACGGCATGGGCGGCGCGTTCTGGGACGGCGCCAGGCTCAGCGGACTGAAGTCGATGGTTTGCGCCAACTTCACCGGCACCAACCAGCAGGCCGACATGCGCTGCTGGCAGGTCTATGAAGGCGGCAACTGGGTGAGCCTGACCAACACCCCGCAGGACTACCAGAAGTACATCAACGCAGCGCCCGACAATGTGCGGCGCAATCCTGCACGCCAAACCCGGCACATCTCGGCGATCAACAACGCCTACATCCAGAAGGTTTCAATCTTCGGAATTGGCCAGTCTGAGGTGACGATGGTGGACTCCGGCGGGGAGATCACCGACAACGGCGGCAATAGCACCTTCGGCGGCTGCTCTGCCCTCGCCAAGGGTTACAAGGGCTTCGCCTTCAACAAGGACAAGAACTGGGCAGTCGGCCGGGTGCGGGTGCCGCTGAACATCAGCGAGAAAACATCCAACATCCGCCGCGTCGAACTGGGCGTGGTGGCCGCTGTGAGCGGCTCAGCCATCACGCTCACCAACGGCTTGGCGATCGACCCGAGCAGCACCAGCAACCCGGCACTGCTGCAGTCCCTGGGCTATTCGTTCGCCTCGGGCACCAGGATCTGGATCGACAACCCTGCTGGCGCTGACTGGCGGGCCACGCTGAGCAGCAGCGCCTGGAGCAGCTCTGCACCGGGCTCGATCGGCATCACCGCCGCCCCGCTGCAGGCTGGAACCAACGAGGCGGCAGGGGACGCCGTGATCGGTCGCCGGGTCTACATCCGCCGTGTGGTGGACACCAGGACCGTTGCTGAGCGGCGCCTGTCCCTGATCCTGAACAACACCGCCAGCGCCAGGCTGCCGCAGCGTGACGCCGTGCTGCAGACCGACCCGAACCGCAGCAACGGCGCGATCGGCCGGGTGCTGGCCGCTGGCGGGGAAGAGGTACTGATGGTGACCGCCGCCGGCACGGGTCCCCTGCCTGGCTCTGGCGTGACCCGGACGGCAGAGGTGACAATCCGCCGTGGCGCCCCCAGCAAGACCTATGCCACCGCGACGTTCTATCGCCAGGGAACGGTGGTGAAACACGCCGGCAAGCACTGGCAGGCCAAGGGAACGTTCGTCAGCTCTGGTGCATCGCCCGACCCAGCGTTCTGGGGCGAGACGTTCGTTCACATGCCCTCGGACTTCAACCCTGAGGATTCAATCAGCCAGGAAGCGCCCATCCTGGTGCTCGACACCGACACCAGCGACGCGGACGATTCCACGACTCTGGGGATCAACTGGACGACGATCTGGACCGGCGCTGGCCCTGTGCGCGACCAGTACCGCACCGCTACCGATTATCTGGGCGCCTATGCCCTGCTGCGGGCGCTGGGGTTCACTGATGCTGCAGCCCACGCCGCCCTGGTGCCGCAGTCTGCCGCGACCCGTGACCGCGACCCCAGCAGCGCAACGGATTTCCCGACCGCGCCGTCTGGTGGTGCTGCAACGGGATTGGGGAATTGGGCTATAGAATTTAGACGTCCAAGTACAGTGAAATTATATAATCATCAATGGGAATGGGCAGGATTTGGTAACTACTCAAGAGCCATGCCTGCGGTGCAGGGCGATATGTCGGAGTTCAATAAATTCACCTACTACTTCACTTCCGCAGCTGGCGGCCGGGTGGTGCCCAAGGGCAGCAATGAGGACGGCTTCGAGGTAACACCCAAGGGCCTCGAAGACATCGCCACAGGCGCCACGATCAGCCCCGAATCACTCGGTGGCCAGACGCTGGATGAGGCGCAAAGGACGGACTTCCCCAACGGCATCCAGGTGGGCGCTACGGCCCAGCTGCAGGACGTGGTGTTCACCGGCACCGCCGAGTTCGGCAGCCAAGCACAGGCGAAAATCAACCGCGCTGGCGCTGGCAGGCTGGCCAGCATCGCCCAGCTGACCGAGCTGCCCGGCGCCGTCGCCAGCACCGACTCGGCGATGGAGTCCGACCCAGCGCTGGTGGACTATCGCGGCCTCAACCGCTGGCGGCAGGCGCAACGGCTGATCAGCGCTGCCACCGGCACGGTGACGATCTACGTGCAGAGCAGCGCGGCAGACCGGACGCTCGATCAGATGTTCGACACCCCGCCGACCGCGCCGGCTAATCCGATCCCGACCCTGGCGCGGGCGGCGGAGTACGCGAATGCTGTGATCGGCTCGGGCAACCAGACCGCAGAAATCAGGATCGCACCGGGGCTCTACGACCCCGCCTCGGTGTGGCAGTGCAATGTGGTGTTTCGCGCCTCTGACCCGGCCCAAGCCGGCTGGCCGCTGATCTTCCCCGAAACCGGCGACCCTGCCACTGCTGAAACCTGGTTTGATGGATCGGACTACGGCAACCTGACCACGCGGGTGAACTTCCGTTCGTTCGTGCTGCAGTTGCGCGAAAATGCGGCGGCCGGCAATCAACTGCACGTAAACACTATCGGCCGGCAGATGCGCTGCCTGCGTGGCGTGGACTTCCGTGGCGGGTTCCATTTCCTCGGCTTGCCGGAGCTGATCAAGCTGGTGTCCGATGGCGCGATCACCGCCGCACAATTCATCGCCGGCAGCGTCGCGCTCCCCAGTGGCGCATTCACCACGAACACCACTACGAACGTTGACACATTCCTGAACCAGTTGCGGATCAGCAATGGCCGCAACCCGGCCTATGACAGCTGGACCACAACCCCGGTGCTGCAGCTGGAGGGCAACAGCACGGACGTGGCGGACCTGCGCGGGATCATGTTCGGCCCGGCGCTGCCATCGCGCAAAGAATCACTGGGCGCCACCCGTGCCCCGTACATCGCCACCAACGGCCTTGTGCAGCTGCGGTGGAGCGCCATCTACCTGCGCGGGAATGCGGCCATCACCAGCGCCGGCATGGGGGTAACAAATGCCGTGCCCGATTCGGGCAGTGCGCACTACGGCTCCGCATCTGTTGCCACCCCCTGGACCTGGCGGCAGTTCCATCACACGTTCCTTTCGTCGATCACCAACGAGCCCGTAGTGATTGACCAGATGGGCGGCAGGATCAGCTACAACCAAGGTTCAACCGCTGGTGATCGCAGCTGGTACCGGAACTCAACTGATACGCGCTATCTGGCAAACCACATTCACCTGCTTACCAGCGCAGGCGCCGAGCCTGCCGACAATGACAGCGGCCCATTCCTGGATCAGTTCATCCATGCAAAGCGATCCCTAGTTGTCCGTAGCTCGTTCGAGACTCCATTCTCTGGTTCGTCAACCGGCAACGTGTCGCAGGGCTTTGTCGGTCGGTTCGGCTCCAACGGCTACAACACCGTCAAGACCCGTGGCGTGCTGCTGGGCAATGAGGGCCTGCTAGATCAGGAGCGCGGCGCAACAGTGTTTCTTGCCGCTGATTCCAGGTTGGCCAGCGGAACTCCTGACAACACCGCATTGAGTATTTTCAAGGTGGCAGGACTGGCAATCAATCAGACCACGCAGATCCTGCCTAAGTACGTTCCTGGCTCTGCAACTTTCGGTGCACCGAATCCAATCGGCGGCACCGGCAAGGAATACAACCCCGTGATCACCACTGCCGCCCTGAACCAAGCAGATGGCACGTTCTTCCTGAACATGGCGCTCCGTTCCTACGTGCGGGGAATTAGCCCCGAACATGGCTTCAACATCACCCCTAACGTCGTGCTCTAATCATGCTTCCCTCTGACCCTGGCTACATCCCCGCCGCCACTGATGAGCGGGTGCTGGCGTGTGAGTTGTATCAGTGGCTGCTTAACATGAATACAGACCCGTACGCGGCGCATTCGCGTGATGAGGCGATGATTCGGAACATCGAGGAATCCCTGCCATGACGCTGCCACAGCTGACGATCTACCCAGCCGAACTGGAACCGCTGGTGATCCTGCGCAACTCCACATTCCGCAAGCGGTTCATCGTGAAAATCGATGGCACTGAGCTGGACCTGACCGCCAACGGCACGGTGATTGATGCCGACATCAAGAACGCTGCCGGCACGCAAATCGGCACCTTTAATGTGGAGCTGCCGGAGGCATCCGGCACACCAATCCCTGGGATGCTGGATCTGGAGCTGACCCCTGCTAATGCGCTGGACCTACCGGTCGGCACCACTTACCAGATGGATCTATCAATCACCACGCCTGACACCGATCGGTTCTACTACGCGAAGGCCCTTGTCGAGGTCCGCGAAACCGTTTCGAGGAACAGCTAATGGCTCAGGTTGAACTGA